GATGTATGGGGGAAAGCAGCATGAGCGATGATGAACGACTTAAGAAACTAGTAGCTGAGTTCTTTACAAACTACTTAGACTACACTGAGGACAGTGAAAGCGGTGTGATGTTTAACCCTATTTATATCTCATGTTGCAGGGCATTAAAGCTTGAGCCGCTAGAGAAACTTCTTATTGAAATGAAGACACTTGCTGGTGTTAGCAACAAAGGGCAAGAATGATTGAGGTGGCTGTTAGTGCAGCTATGCTTGTCGAAGCAAGAGATAAAGCAGCAGAGATGGGCAGGTTGTACAACAGCATCATCAGGGGTGCTGGCAACATTGCTGGCTTCATAGGTGAAGACATAGCTCAGCAGGTATTGGGTGGAGAACTAAACAATACCTATGACTATGATCTTGTGTTACCATCTGGAAAGACTGTTGATGTAAAGACAAAGCAGACCAGTGTCAAACCTCTTGAAACTTATGAGTGTTCTATTGCTGCACTTAATACAACCCAAGAGTGCGACTACTACTGCTTTGTTCGCGTCAAGAATGACTTCACTGTCGGCTGGTATCTTGGTATGTATGACAAGAAACAATACATGCTTGATTCAGTCTTTATGAAGAAAGGAACTGTTGACACTAGCAATGGTTATACAGTAAAATCTGATTGTTACAATCTAAAAATCTCTAGCTTGAAAGATATGATATGAACCACCCTAATAATTTACCAGAAAAGAAAACAGTAGTTGATATGACCAGCTTGTCAGCAAGGATTAAAGAGGTTGTGTACACAACTGTGCCAAACAGCACCCTTACACTGTGTCTGTTGTACATGAAGAACGGATATGTTGTTCTTGGTAAGAGCGCCTGTGTTGACGCTTCTAAGTTCAATACTGCCATTGGTGAGAAGTATGCGTATGAGGATGCACTTAATAACCTGTGGCCGCTTGAGGGCTACCTAATGGCAGAACGACTGATGGAGAGTAAAGATGCAGGTTAAGTCAGAGCGATTTCCACCACTGCGTATTCAAGCAGAGCAGGGCTACAAAGCTTTCTACAAGGGATGGATGGTCAACAGCTACAATCCTAGCACCATAGCTGGTAAGGAATGGCAGCGAGGCTTTGACTTTGCCTACTTTGAAAACATCAATCACTTAACCAATTGGGTTAGCGACAAGCACAAAGCAGTGCAGCAGTAATGAAAAAGCCAGCTTAGTTGCTGGCTTTATTTTTAGCGTCTAGCTGCTAGACCACCTCTTGCAAGCTTAGGAGTTATCTCCCTCACCTTTTGCAATGATAGCTTTCGTTTGTCTTGCGCTTTTGCAGATGCAGGATAACCAGCATCTGTTTCTGAGAAATCATTAAGCACTTCTCGCAGCTGCCTGAGATTCTGAGCTTTTTGTTTAGCTCCTATGCCGTCAAGAATATCAGCAACCCTTGGAAGTTCTTTAACAATATCACCATATTCAATCATTTGATCTATAGTAGATTGATACTGTTGACCTGTGCCAGCACGAATAGCACCTTTAGACATGCTCATGTACGAGTTCATCAGATCACGAAGACTTGTGTACGACATGTAAGCAAGCTTAGCAGCTTCTTTTGGATTCTTTGACTCAACAGTTTTCTTTATATACTCTTTTGTGACATCACGATCTTCTAAGATTTCAGCTTTTGTTTTGATGCCAGTTAGAGCTTGATTGAATTGCTCATTTGAAAACTCACGATCTGTTGACACACCTTTCAGCGTAGGATTTCTTCCTTTGACACGAAGCTTGTTAGCCTCAAGCAGCATGTCTTCTGTCTCATTAAAGCCAGCACGAGGCAACGATATAGGACGAACAACATCAGGCGCACCAGTGATGGCACGAATGATAGTGTTCATATCTTTCTTATCATAGTTACCAGTACTCATGTTAATTCGTGAGAACATGTAATCAGCATAAGGAATCTCTGTATACAGATAGTTCTGAGGATTGCGACCACCGAATGTAGCAGCATTAAATCCAAGATTCAAATCTTTAGTGAACGATGGTGCGCCAACATACATCTCTGCATGAGGGGTAGTGTGTTGTGATGGGTCAAAGAAACCAGACTTCTTAAGCCTATCAATATTCTCAGTGGTGCTGCCGTGATACAGCCGCATTGGTGGAACATCTTTATACTTCTCACGCAATTGCTCAAGCCTAGCCTGTAACTTAGTAGCCATACCTTTTGCATCAGCAAGTTGCTCAGGATTTTTAGGCGATAGTTCAACACCTGTTTTTGCACGATACTCACCAAGCAGCGTACCAAGTACTTCATCATCAACCGTTGCAAAGTTTAAATCTTTACGCAGTCTAAGGAACGAGTCTTCACGCTTGTTCTTAATCTCAGCAATAATGTTATTACGCTGACCAGTGTCTGTTGTACGAACTTGTTTATTTAAATTACCAGACAACACCTGTTCAGCTTTGTCTTCAGACAGGCGTGGCCTAACAAGTGATTTAGTTGGTGCTATCACTTCACTCAATAAGTTTCCTTCATCATCATAGAAAACTTCATCAGTCAAAGACGCAGCGCTATCGTCTGCCTTCTTACCAAACGGATTTGCTGGCATCTCATTCCATTTAACACCAGCAGCTTGACCAGTATACGCATGAGCAGTCTGCATATAGTCATCGTAATTAGCAATCTTCCAGTTCTTTAGGAATGCAGCATCATAATTCTCAGCCATCAGCTTCTCACCAGCAGCGTACTGATCAGGTGTGAATGTGTTAGTGGATGGAATGACTTCATCAAGCTGCTTAGAAGCATCATCAAGCGGATTAAGCATAGGAGCGGTTTCAGCAGCGGCAGCAGGGGTAGGCATAGCCTCTTCCATTTGACGCGCTACAGGGGCTTCTGGTGCGGCTGGTGATGGTTCAACAACAGGCTGCTTGGCAACAGTCTTCTTAACGGTTGGGATGGCTGTAGTTGTTGGAGCAGCTACAGGTGTAGATAGATTCTTATTGAGAATGTTATCAATTACCGATTCATTCATAGTACCAGAAGGGGCATTCATTGTTCTGAGCTTAGACAAGAAGCCTTCAACTGGAATGTTAGAGGCTGCTTTACCGGCAAGCTTAGACGCAACCACACCACCAACAGCAAACCTTAAGTCACCAAGCATTGCCTTATATGCGTCAACTTGCATATAGTCATTGGCTTCTTCAAGCGTCTTACCTTGATTGTCTTTAGCATAACGCTCATTGATAACCTTACGCTCATCACTAGTAAGCTTATTAAACTGCATCTTCTTAACACGAAGAAGATCGTCACTCATAAACTTAGCATCAGTAATGTCTCGTGCTATGGTAGTTATTTCGCTAACAGAATTACCAAGCGCCATCTTCTGTTCTGATGGGCTTAGTTTCTGATATCGCTCATCATTCATTGCCCGTTTAATTGTTTCAATAACTAACGGGTTTGCTGTTTCAACAAAGGCACGATCATAGCTCTTGTCACCAGACGAAGGGCCATACAGTTTGTACGGGTCAATACCAAGTCTAGTAATTTCAGACTCAACAGGACTCTTTGCTGGAGTTTCACGAACACCAACCAAGCTGTAGAAGAACTCACCTTCTTTGTATACTGGACCATCACGCAAGCGAGGAACAGCTTCTGGCAAGTTCTCTTTAAGGATTGGCAGTTTGCTTTGAACACGACTTACACCGGCCTCAACCATCTCAGGAACAGGTACTCCCATGACTGTCTTATCACCAGTGATGACATTAGGGTCACGCTGGATAGAGCCTTCTGCACGGAACAAGTCAAGAAACTCGTAAGCACTCTTGAATGCAAACGGCTGTGAGAATCGTGCGGTGAAATCACCAAGCACTTTACCAATTGCAATCTCAAGCTTATCGGCATCCTTCTCTGAAGACATTGCAGCAAACACCTGATCAAGCAATTGACTCTGTGTACCGGCTGGCATCTTCATACCAACAATGGCTTCCATCATTTCAGCTGTCTTTGGCTCAAGACCAAGCTTACGCTTTGCCATGAAGTCAGCAACAGCAAGCGTTGGTCCAAGTGGGAAGATTGAGCGAGTGTCGTAAGTGCCGCCATCGTCCTTCTTCATATTAAACCAATCAGTGTCTTGGTTGTTTAGACGATAGTCATATGCGGCAGCAAGTGCAGCAGTACCAACAATACCCTTGGCTAAATTCTCTTGACCCTTGCGAATCAAACCATCACCGGCATTGCTGCCAGATGCTTTCATAAGCGCTCCACGATAAATATCTTCTGCACCAGAGGCTGCACCAAATACGCTATATCTGTACTGGAAGGCAATGGCGTTAGACATGAATCGTGGGAAGGTTACAAGTAAGCTACCTCCGGGAAATTCAGCTGCTTTAACAAATAGGTTACCGGCTGCTTCTGCACCAGCTTCAAATGTTTGAATACCTTTCTTCTGCACCTTCGGTGTATAGGAGAAGGTTGCCTTCAGCGTTTCGTCTGTAGCTTGCTGCAAGATGGACGCAGGAATTGCTTTGCCTTCACCAATGACCTGATACATGTCTAAACCGGCACGGCGCATATGCTTCTCAACAGCAGCATTGAAGATGGCTTTACGGAAGAAGCTATCCTGTGCTACGTTTAATGTGTTGAATACTTGAGCAGCTTTAGAAAGTTCTTTGGTGCTAGACTCTTGTGTAGCGCTTAACAGATTGTTACGCAAAGCAGGATTGTGCTGAAGCAAGTTGTTCGTCACTTCAGTGGACAAACCGTTCTTAGCCATGTAGCCATAGACGCTGAATGCGTCACGGAATGTATCGCCAAGACTGCTCATTGCTGTGTCAATACGCTTACCGCTGGCAGCACCATCTAGTGTGCGACCAACAGTGTACATTGCTCCCTCAATCAACGATGCTGCTGAGTTGTAGGTAAGACCAACTGTTGTGCCCATGACGTTACA